CCCCGAGGCCGACATCGAGAGAATCGCCTTTTTGTACTGCTCGACCTGCTTGGTGGTGGTGTCCGTGTGCGTCTGGATGAGCAGCATGGACTTCTGGTAGTCCAGGCTCATCTTGGTCGCGGCTATACCTACTGCCGCGAGGGGAAGGGACACGTGCGTCGTCCACTTCTTGCCGACACTCGCCATCGTGGAGCCGACAGAGGACATCTTGGCCCCGGCGGCTTCCATGCCCGTTGCGGCGGAGTTGGCCGCCGTCGCCGTTTTCGCGAACGCCCGCTGCGCCGAAGCGGAGTCACCGATGATGTTGACAACGAGGGTTCGCTGGGCAGCCATCAACGAACCCCACGCAAAAGAGGCCCAGCCGTCACCGTAGCTGGGCCTCGGTCATCTTCTCCCCGACATAGGCAACCCCGTCCGTGATCTCCCTTTCCGAGAGATCCTCCATTTGCCATGGCTGCCACCCGAAAACGTCCGCTAGGACTGGGGACCAGAGGTCTCGGGGGTTTTCGTAGGGCGCTTGGGGTCGGGCTTTACCTCCTCCATCGTGAGCCGACCCGTGTTCAGAACGTCATCGAGTGTTGCCGTCTTACGGCGACGGCGCATTGCAAGGTAGGCGAGGAACGCTTGCACCTTCTCGGAGAAGAACCACTCGCTCCCCATGGCGGCGGTCCAGGGCATCTCCATGTACTCCTCAAACGCGATGCGATCGCGCAGTGGGATTTTTTCGATGCTCAACTCCAGGTCATAGGAGTCCCCATCGATCGTGTAGCGGAAGACCCGAGGCCCCTCCTCTTTTTTCGCTTTGCGTGCAGCCATGTCTCACTTCTCCTTTTGCGATGGGAGCGATGGCGGGGGCCGCACGTTTCAGGGATGCGCCGCTAGGTGAACTCGCCGTAGCGGCGCGCAGTGGCTTCGAGGACCCCACCGAGGCGTGCCTCGATCATGGGGGCGTCCTTCTCCACCTGTTTGCTCACGAACTCGGTCCGCGGGATGCGGATCGGCGTCCCGCGGGGCTTGATCGAGCCGCCCCATTGCCAGACACCGGCGTCAGGCTCCAGCGAATAGAGGCTGACTCCTCCCCGCCTGACGCTCGTCTTGATCGAGCGTCGCTTGCGCCCCTGTATCCCCTTGGAGTCCTGCCCCGGAGAGGATGCATAGGGCGGATCGGTAGAGGATCGAATGTGGTCCCGAACCTCATTGCCGATATCGCGCAGCTCCGCGCTGACCGCAACGCCCAACTGCCTGCTGAGCCTTCGCATCTGAGCAGCGAAGACCCGCAGGCCTCGAGCGTCAACCTGAACCCCTCGGTAACCGCCGGGGCTGGGCATCTACAGCGTGGTGTCGATGCTCTGGTAGGTGCAGATGATCGGCGCGTTGGTGCCGTCGTCATACACCTCGAACGGGAACTGCGCGGTCAGGATGTCGGGGCCGCCGACCTGAGGCGTGGCACCCGTGAAGTGGCACGCTTTCATGTCGAACTTCAGCTCCTCGTTGTAGCTCGTCTCAATGACGGCCCCTTTGAAGTCGAGGACGACTTCGACGGTGTCACAGTTGACGAAGTGGTTGTACTGCGTCAACGTGTTGAACTCCATCGTGAGGGAGCCTGTGGGGCGGATGTAATCGTTCGGGATCGGCTCCGCCGCCAGCGCGCCCGTGCCCAGGCCATAGCGATCCAACTTCTGGGGGAGCGGGACCGTCAGGCTCGCGTCAGTGATGATTGCGAGAGTGTCGGAGCCGATGCTGACCGAGCCGCCCGTGAAGTCCAGCGAGGCTAGGCCGGAGGGGTAGCTCGCTGTAGCGAGGGATTTGCTCGTCACCTCATCCTGGGCGTTGAGCGAGAGTTGAGCCATCAACTCCGCCCCCGTGGCGCAGGAGAACTGGGCGGAGGTGATCTTGGCTCCCAGGTAGCTGAACGGCTGGACTGTTCCCGCCGTGTCCGGCTTGCCCACCTGGACCGTCAGCGACTTGCCGATCGGGGCAGTCGTGCCGATGTTGTGGGTCTGCAGGTAGGCGAGCGAGGGACCGACTTTGGTCGGGGTGACCACATTCCCATGTAGGAGGTTCAGGAAGCGGCCGAATCCCTTGTTCGGCACCTTCATATTGATGTCGCCGGAGGCGGAGCGGGTCGTGTTCTTGTGACGCCCGACCGGAGCCGCCATGCGCCCGGCCCGCAGACCCGTCGAGGTCAGGTACTGGTTCTGACGCTGAAGGGTCTCGCTGTCGAACTCATAGAACGCATCCGGGGCAACATAGGTCCCGAAGGTAGTCTCGGCCTTTGCGCCGAGCTGGGCCGAAAGGCCGCTTGGGGTAGCCATTTACTGGTCCTCCTTGGTGCCGGCGGCGCCGGACTTCTTAGGCTCGATCCAGATGCCCTGTTCGAGCAGGTTGTCTGCGATTTCGGCGGGCACCTTGACGCCCTTGCCCTTCTCGACATTGCGGGTCTCGCCGTCTGGCAAGACCAAATCCACGTCGTTATATGGGCCGTCATAGATGACGGTCTTCAGTGCTTCCGACACGGCGTTCTCCTTTAGATGCGTGCTTTTCCGGTGAGGGTGCAAAACACCCGACAGCCCCGCCGTTTGTCTTGGCGGAAGTACTCCTGCTTGACCTTTGAGATGCGGTCAAAGCGCCAGGACCCGGAGAGGGTGAGATCAGAGCGAATGGCGTCTTCGACCGCTCCGAAGATTTCCCATGCCCTCGTTTCGGAGGGCTCGAAGTCTGTACCGCTGGCCTGCCCCACATCGACTACCAGCGTTAGATCGATTACTTCATCGAGTGGCGCTTTGGGTCCGAGCCCGGCATAGTCGCGCTCGGACGCTGCATCCCAAACCGAGACAAACTCATCGGGCAGGGGATCAGGCTTGCCGCGCAGGATCGCGACGCCCTCCAGCCCCGATGCAGAACCGAGAAGGGTGAGGAGCGCTGCCTTAACGGCGGGGATAGCTGAGGAGGTCACGACCCCGGCCCGAGCCCATAGCGCTCCACCACGGCATTCACTTCCGGCAGGGCAAAGATTGCGCCCCCCACTCCCGGCGTTATCAGCGAGTAGTGGGCCTCGTCGGTGCTGATCGAAGTGGCGCGCTGGTCGTAGTCGCTGGGGTTCGGGGTGAGGAAGAAGCGGGCCAAGCTCTCCACGGCACGGGAGACGAGCGGCGGTGGCTCATCCCAGCCATGCTCATAGGCGACCTCGACAATCTGCGGAGTGAGATTGGAGGGCAGCGACTGAACGGAACCGCCATAGAAGTCGGTGAAGAATTGGCGCATGGGGATCGAGCGTTGATCGACAACCCGCACGTTCGCCGTTGTGGTGAGCGCAGAGCCGTTCACCTTCACCTCGCGAAGGTTCCGCATCCTCCCGCGCTCAAGGGCCGGGCAATCGAGAACCTGCCTGCGGAAGCGAGGGACGAATGAGACGTAGCAGGCATCCTCGAGCGCCTCCTCGGCCAGGGTGCGCTTGGCTACAAGCTCATCGTCACTCGGATTGACGCTGGTCGGAAGAGACGCCGAGATGTCATCGAGGCTCGCGAGGAACCCGCCCGCCACATCGCAGTAGGTGGTCTGAGTTTCGCTCCCCGCCGTCCAGACTGCGGTGAGGCGGTCCAGGCTCTCTGTCTGGGTCGGCGTCAGGGCATAGGTGAAGCCACCTTTGTCATCGCTGGTGGCGGCTTGGGCGTCGACCAGTTTGGTCCCCGCGTCATTGGTGACGGTCACCGTCGCCGTTTTGGGGATCGGATCTGAATCGGCGAAGCTCGTCGAAATCGTCCCGTTGCGTCCCTGGATGACTCGCTGCATCAGGCCAACTGCTCCGATTCGCGCAGGCAGTCATCATCTGGTGCCTGCGTTTCGAGACTGGCGAGGAGGACGGGCTGCCAAGCCGCATCTAGGTCCATGCGCGCACCGACATCGCCGGCAAGCCCACGTTCCCTAGCTGCAATGGCTTGGCATCGCGCCTGCTGGCTTGAACGCCAGAGCGCGGCCCGTTCCTCCTCAGTCATCAGCTAGCTACGGCTGAGGGTGATCTGTACCTCGCCACCCGGATCGGCCAGGCCGTTGGTCCCGCCATAGGTGGAGGCGAAGGCGAGGACATCGCCCGCCGCGACGGCGAGGTTGCCCGCAGTGCCCGAGAGGGTCAGGGCCTTCTCATCGAAGGCGGCGAGGTTGACGCCATTTTTCAACGCCAGAGTGGCGACCGTGGTCGACCCTGAGCCGTCCTGGCCCTTGTTGACGAGGGTCAGGGTCCGGGTATCGGTATCAGCCCCAGTGACGGCCGCTGCGGCCGTGTAGGTGACACTGGAGACCGTCCCTGCGAAGGGCGCATCCCCAACCGGAATCGTGGTGGTCACTTTGGCCCCGGAAGCATCCAGGGCGGCAGCGAGGGTCAGCGTGAAGGGTGCGGCATCAGACATCGGTTACTCCTTCTCCGTTACGCCTGCAACGGAATGGGCGTGGTTGGGGTCGGGATCGACCTTCGTGCCGATGAACCCCTGGGCGGTGATTTGGTCGGCTGCCTCTTGAAGCTCGGCGAGGCCGTCCGTACCGAGGAGAGGCGCCGACTTGGCCTCCTCGGCCTTTGGCTCAGGCTTCGCAGCGGCCTTTTTCGCGGTCATGCGGAGATGACTCCTTTCCAAGACGCGAAGGGGGCGGCCCAAGGCGAGCCGCCCCCTTCAATCACACGATCAGGTCTTGAGGACGACGGCCGCCGGGTAGCGCTCGGCGTTGTCCTGGTTGTCCCAGTTGATCGTGTTCGCGGTCTGCCAACCGGCCCGGAACACGACGCGCATCGCGACCATGTCCTGCTGGGCGAGGTTGTAGACGATTTTGCCCGTGTTGTCCTGAATCACGGCCTGATCGAGGAGCTTGTAGGTGATGTCCTGGCGGACGCCCACAACCTGCTCTGCCGGATCACCGACGATCGCCTCGACCGGATGGGAACCGCCGGTCGGCCAGAGGCCACGCATCGGGTAGTCCACCGAGATGCCGTGGACGCTCTGCGCGTTGACCTGGCCGTCATCGGGCTCGATCAGAGATTCACCCGTGGTGGCACGAGCCTGACGCAGGAACCCGCGGTAGACGCGGCTGGCGACCACCCAGTCGACGTCGTAACCATCAGCCTCCACCGTGCCAAAGGCATCGGAGAAGTCACCGACGATCCCGCCGTGAGCCGCATCGTTCGCGCCCCGCGTCACCGTGTTACCGGCAGCCGCAGCAGCGGTGGCGATGTCATCGGGCCATGAGGACGGCTTGTTGGTGCCGAAGAACACGGCAGCATCAAGCGTCCGCCCGATCGCCTGCTCCATCAGGGGCTGAACCTGTCCCCAGATGTCATAGGAGGCGTCGTCCAGGACCGCCTCGGGGATCGGGCAGATGCAGGCGATCTCCTCGACGTTGAGGTACTTGTTGTCCCAGTTGGCCTCAGTGGTTGCCTTCAGGCCGGTGTCGCCATTGACGAACCCGGCGATCGGCAGTGCCGAGAGGACGGGGAAGCGCTCCTGGTTGCGGGAGATCGGAACGCGGGTGAAACGGGAAAGCACCGCCGAAGAGGCGGACAGTTTCTTGAGCATCGCATTTGAGACTTCCTCCGGCACAAGTGCCTGAGCGTCCGAACGCGAAATAACGCTGTCGTAAGCCATTTAGGGTCACTCCTTGAATCGGGATGGATGTGTGGACCTCCATCGCGGAGGGGTGACCCGTTGGCCGTCGCGGCTTACGGGAAAGGTGCTGCGAGCCCGGCGAAGCGGGCAAAGGGGGGCGCTTAGCGGCCGGCCGCGCGCCGGATGCGGGCGTTCATGTCATCGCCCGAAGTAGCGGTGGTGCGAGCACCACCGTCGAAGTCGGTGGCGGCATCTGACTTGACGAGCTTCAGCAATTCATCGGCGTCAGCCTCCAACTCCTCCTTCGTTGAACCGGTGAGGCGAGAAGCGAGCTTGGCGGGAAGCTTCTTTTCTCCGGCGACCTCAAGCCTCAGCAGCTTCAGTTCGGCCGCCTGAGCCTTCTGCTCGGCCTCGGCGGCGCGCTGCTCGGCTTTCTCCTGCGCCGACTTGTCGCGGTCCTCGTACTCTTTGGCTTTCGCCTCAGCGGCCTCGGCCCGCTTGCGCGCTTCCCTCGCGGATGCACGCTCGCTGCGCAGTGCTTTCTCTACGGCCTCGGGATCTTTGGCCTGTTGGGCGACCTCGGTGAGTTTCGTCTCGTCGGTCTCGGTCGTCTCATCGGTCTCAGTGGTGGTCGTGTCTTCCGCCATCGCGGCTAGTTGCTCCTTTGGTTGCGCCCCCTCCTCGCGAGGGAGCTAGAAAGTCCGTTACTGGAGGGTGCGTTCCTGAACCGCTGCCGTCACCGGCACATCGGGTTCGGGTGGCAGGGCCTCCCACTCCTTGATCTGCTCCTGGGTGGCGCCGATCCGCTCCCAGAGCGCCTTGCGGGGCACGCCGAGTGCCCGAAGCTTCACGGCGGCATCCACTTGCTCACCTTCGGAGCGATATTCAGGATCGCGCCAGATCGTCTCGGCGCTGGTCGCGTTGCCCTGGTCGGTCTTGCCGATCGTCAGAAAGGCGAGGCGCATTGCCTCCTCCCAGCCCTCGGCGAAGTCCACCTGCTTGCGCTTCACCTTGGCGACGAGGCCAGTCTCAGCGGCCTTCAAGGCATCTCCTGAGGCGTTGACGATCATGCCGAGCAAGTAGTGGGGCGGCGTGCGGGTCTGGGCTGCAAGGTGTTGCAGCAGAACCGTTACCGCCTCAACGTAGTTCTTGAGGTCCGATGCGGCGAAGGAACCGAATTTGGCGTCTTTGTTCTCCGTAAACCACGTGCGGGAGATAGCCGCCTTCATCTCGACCACCGACAGCGGAGAAGCGCTGTCATCGGTCGGGATCTCGATCCCCACCGCCCACCGTTGCTGGAAGGCCGCGAACTCCGACGCGACCAGCATGTCCGCGATTTCCTTGTTGATCGCGTCGTTGAGCGGGATGGCCGGGATCAGGTCTGAGCGACCCCCATCGAGCATCGTCGGGTTGTTGTACAGGGGGACCACCGGGACGACGCCGAGCGGATTGGAGCCGCCCGGATCGTCGGGGCGAGGGACCCAGTTGCGCCCCACGCTGCCGCTGATCGCATACTTGGTCGGCTCCTTCGTGCGCCACTTGACGATCTGCTCGGGGAGGTAGAGCGTGGCGTACTCGTAGCCGTCCTCATCGCGCCATTTCTTCAGCGCAGCGACGCGAGTGCGGCGGTCTCCGGCGGCGTGCTCAACGATGACCTGGGAGGGATGCTCGACTGTGATCCGCGGCTGGTCACCGGACTTTGCAGGGGGGGCGACGAGAATGTAGGAGCGCCCGTTCTTGACCGCCTCGGTGTGAGCCATGACCGACTCTGCGTCGAGGTTGTTGGCCTGCCAGATCGCCCAGGCATTCGTGTCTGACTCTTCCCCCGGCCCGAACCGAAAGCCCTCCACATAGAGCCGCTCGACCGGCGTGTCGACCACGATCTCGCACCAGTTGTCGGCGAAGGCCTTGAAAAGGGCTCCGAACGCCTGGCGAAACTTGGTCGTGGCGAAGGCGAGCCGGTGATTGCCGTTGTAATAGTCCTCATAGAGTTGGATGGCTCGCTGCTGGTCGGCCAGCTTCTGCTCTAGGTAGGACAGCCAAGCGGCAGGGGTTTTCGGGGGCAAGCGAAGCTCCTTGAGGAGAAGTCGATAGAGCCGCGCTCGGCGGCGAAGGGATCAGGCGAACTGCAACTTCTTGGAGGCCAACGCCCCGCCGGCCACGGCGTCACAGCGAGCTTCATAGGCGAGGACTGCGGCGATTGCGCCGTCGATCTTCTCCTCGCTTTTGCGACCCGGCTTCTCCAGTTTGTAGCCGGAGCGCGTAGGAGCGGTGCGGGCGTTGACTACATGGCGGTGCAGCATTGAGTCGCCGTCGTGGGAGAACTCGCCCCGCAGGGCATCGGTGCGGAAGCGCTCCAGCGCCGGGCCGATCCGCGCCATACTCGCGGTCGGGAACTCCATGATCACCGAGCCGTACTCCTGTGCCCAGCGGGCAATGTCGGTCTGCCAATAGGGCGGGTCGAAGTAGGCCTGAACGACTTGGTAGGTGTCCATCGCCTCGGCAAGAGCGGAGTCGACCTCGGCTCGCGGCACCTCCCATTCGTCCCCCGCATGACCCGGTGGGCACTCCCAGGATTCGAGGCGGGTGAGATGGCCATCCTCCAGCCGACAGGCCATGAGAACCGTGGAGTCATGGAACATCGAGCCGTCGAAGCCCAGGGCGATCTTCTCTCCGGCCTTCAGGGGCTTCTTCTTGTCCCCCAGCCCCTTCCAGACTTCCGGTGGCATCCACTGGACATCGGACTGAGCCCAGACGCAGGCGTGAAGCTGGAGGAACTCGGCCTTGGTCAGCTCGGGATTGGCGGCTTGGCGAGCTAGGAACTCCTCGGTGATCCAGGTGGCCGGGTTGGCGGCCTTGATCACCTTGGTGTCCTTCGGGTCCTCGGTCTGCGCGGAGTAGTTGAAGACGAGGAGTTGCGCTGCGGTGTTTCGGGAAATCGTCAGCGCTCCATCGCGCTCCACTTCGCCCTCAGCCTCATTCCCATCGAGCAGGCGACCCAGGATCGACTCCGTCCGCTGGTGGGCCTCGCCGGCAGTCGAGATCGCGAAGGTCTGTGCTGCCTGCCGCGCTCCGCCACCCGTGGTCAGCGCCGCCCAAGCTCTCCGCAGCGTGGGAGTGGTCCACTGGGCGAGCTCATCGCAGACGACCAGCGAAGGGTTGTAGCCGTGCAGCCGCTCGGGGCTGGACGACATCCGCAGGATTTTCCCCTCGCCATCGTTGCGAGCGATCTCTCCGACATAGGCCCGGATGGTCAGCACCTCGGCTAGCTCCGGCGCCCGACGCACGAAGGCGCATACCGCATCGAAGAGCCGCCCCGCCTGCTTGTCGGAAGCGGCGGCGAGGAGGATCTCCGGCATTCCGCCGTCCTCCATCAACCGATACAGCGAGTAGGCGGCCAGGAGGGCCGTCTTGCCGTTCTTGCGAGGCAAGACGATCGCCACTGAGCGCCAGCGATGACCGGCATCGACTACCGAGAGGGCTTCATCGACGATCGCCTGCTGCCAGTCCTCCAAGATGAAGGGCTCGCCATCGAAGATGTCGACCGAGTGTTGAAGTTTCTCGGCACACCACCACGCGAAGTGGGGGCCTCTTGTGCCATCCAATCTAGCCCGCTTTGCGGAGGGGCACGACTTTTGGGGGCTCACTGTCCTTGCGCTTGGTCGGGACGCGCTCTTGCGGTCGGCCCCGAATCGCTCCCAGTTTTTTGCGGGCCTGCGGAGTCAGGCCCAGGTCGGCGGCGAAGCGCGCGGCGTCACGGTTAGCATCTGACATTGCCTTGATGAGCGGGTGGGCGACTTTGACCTTGCCGGTGGCTCCGCCCCATTCCAACTTCGGGCTTCCGATCTCCTCCCATTCGCCTCGGATTGCATGGGCAATATCGACGGCGATCGCATATCGTGTTGCGGCCTCCTCGAAGCGACCATCCGGAGCGTTCTGCTCCTCAATCGCTTGGATGGCTTCGCGCCACGCGCGCTCCCCAGCCCCTCCTAGGCCGTCTGGGGATTTCACCGGACCCCCCCAGAACGAAGTCGATATCTGTCAAAAGTGTGCTCGGCGGGTGTCCAGGCGTGGAGCTGCTTGAGGTCCCCCCCCTCCCGGCTCACAAGCTATCCCCCAACTCCTCAAGGGATTCGCGCGCCATGCTCCGAGCCATGGCCTCGACATCGCCGGCTGCATCGGTCAGCAGTTCAGCGCTGACCGGACACCATGCCTCCCGACCATCATCGGTTGTGAAGCGATAGGCGGCTACCGGAATGGGTCCTTCCATCAAATCGCATATCGACGGGGGCATTCCCTCAACGGGTTCATGGTGTAAGGAGGTTGAGGTGATCATGTCAGGCATCGCGCCGTCCTTTCTCGCTGAGCCTCGCGCTCAGCTTGTCGTTGCTATCCGCGCTTCAGGTTGTGCTGAGCGCAGAGCGTTCGGAGGTTTGAGTCGTCGTCGGTTCCTCCATCGCGCTTGCGCTTGATGTGGTCGACGTGCAAGTCGGTGATGGCTGGGCAGCGCTGTCCGTTCTCGATGGCAGTGCAGCGGTAGCCGTCTCGTTGGAGGATGCGCTCGCGTTGAGTGCGGGACTGGCGAGTGGAGCCGCGCTGTCCTGTAGCTAAGTGCTGGTGAGAGCGGCAGCGGCCTTGCTTGATTGCGATCTCGGGACAGCCTCGCTCAATGCAGACAGTCTTAGCTCGTGGCATGGGATAGGGTCGAAACTGACCAGCGATCAGCGAAAGGCAGGCAGGATGGCAACCCGGATCACCTTCAACGGCACGACTGGCAATGAACAGCGCAGCGTTCAAGAGACTGCGCAGGAGGTGGCCGATCAGATCAATGCCGGCTCGGACAATCCGCGCTATACGGCGATCTTCACCGATGCCGCATCCGAGAAAGGCTTCAGTATCCGCGTCGGCTCGATCATTGAAGTCGAGGAGGAGTAGCCCTACTCATCATCGTCATCGGGGTCGGATGCGCTATCGCGCAATTGGTCCGCCGCGACATCAGCACTCGCTTGCAGCATCCCTAGCGCGGTCCAAGCCATAGGCGCATCCGTTCCATCGATACCGCCTCCGGCTCGGTGAGCGAGATAGCGGCTCTCATTAGGGCCTGCGATGTCAATCGTGAGGCACCACTGAACTGCGATCTCGCCTTCACCTAGGTATTCGTTCAGGGCTTCATGGACCCGGCGAGCCGCTTCATCGCTCATCCCCTCAACCCCTCAACGTCCACGCCAGCGCCCCAAGAGCCGCCACGGTGGGAAGGGCTAGGGCTATGTCTGGCTTTCTGGAGCTAGGTTTGCGGGGTGGGGTGAAGGTCTCGAAGGTGCCGGAGACTGGAAAGGGGGATTGGGGCTTCATGGCCTCACCTCTCGCTTGCGGCCCAGCTTGAGCGTCTTGCCTGCGATTGCTTCATATGGGAGGTCCACTTCGCGGCTGACCTCGCGGTGATCAGCAGCAGGCCGAGCTCGTCGTCGTTGACGCTCCACTCTCCCCTATTGCAGGGAGCGCAGACTGTTGCTGGGTTGTAGCGACTCAAGATCGCTCCACATGCGCAGCGCCTTTGGGCCGGGTAGGGACCCGGCTGGCGAGTGGTGAGGGGCTTGGTGGCGATTGTGGACATGGTGAAGTCGCAGCCGCATATCCGAGGCTTCCGTGGGCGGCGCAGGGGCGTCCAAACACGAAGGGAATCAGTCCTTCGCAGTCTCGGACCCCAGACCTCGTGAAATGAGGTCGATGGCATCTGAGCAGGGGGCTGACGGCAAGCCGGTGAGCGACCCCGCTCCGTTCCCGATCTTGGTCGAAGGGCACGCCCTTCGTGGGAACTTGACTACGTGGCCGTAATTCTGCCACCTACGTTCGGACGCCAAATCAGGTAGCGTTGCGCTCCTCGCTGAGAGAGGCGTGGACGCCTGCGATTGCCTGCGCTACCGGGGCCATCACCAGCGCCGGATCTAGGCCCAGCCGCGCTACGCGCTTAGCCAGCTCCCGCTGCTCGGCATGGAAGCTCTTGACGAGTTCCAGTGCCTCGTCTTCTGGCTGTTCGCGGAGTCGTCTTTCCGCTGCTTTTGAGCGTGATTTCACGGCCAGCACATTGTGGTAGTCGACCCCGACGCCTTCACCGCCCGTAGAGACTGCCTGCGAGGGGTCCTGCGTGTAGCCGCCGTCGATGCGGGCCGCCTCGATCGCTTCCTTCGTGTGCTTGATCGGGTGGCCGAACTCGTCTAGCTCGGGAGGCTCGAACACCTTCGGGGTGCGGCGCATGAGGGTTGGGCGGTCATCGCGGACCAGGAACGTGGTCCGGTAGCCCCGCTTCGTCCACTTCACCGTCTCTACCGTCGCCCAGACGCGGCTGGCGGCCTCCAGAGTGTCTCCCTTGCTCCAGGCGGGCTTGATCGGGCGGATGACCGCAGCGGAGCCGTGAGCGATGGCTGAGCGCTCTTGGCGCGTCAGGCAGTTTGCATGCGCCTCCCAGTAGACGATCTCTTGCTCCAGGTGGTCGTGCATGTAGAGAACTGAGCGGCCGGTGCGCGGCGTCGACAAGCGGCCCTTATCGAGCTTTGGAAGCTTGGGCGTCTTCGGCTTGAAGTGGCTCGCTGGCACGATGCGTTCGACCACTTCCCCCGTCTGCAGATCGGGGCGCGTGACCTTGATCTTGCCCCCCTTCACCTCTTCACCCCTGAGGAGCCGCCGACGACCTGACCCTTCTCGTATATCTCGTATAGAGACAGCGCATGAGCCAGGGCATCGTGTGCGCCATCGCAATCGCAGGCACCTGGGCGGCAGTCAGCATCTACACGCGGGCAAGAAGAGGCTCCGAGGTGGGGGAGCAGTGCTGCTGCTGCGGCGGCCACTCCCGCGCCATCCGCCCACTTGAGGCCGGTCTTGAGCATGTACCGCAGGTGCTCTTCCGGCGTACCTCGTTGCTTTGGCTTCACGCGCCCCTTCACCTCTTTGTCTCCTTAGTAGGGGGCGGCAATGCTCCAATTTGCTCCATGTTCTTCCAGCGTTCATCGAGCGGGAGCCACACCAGTTCTCCAGCGATCCAGCACTCGACGTAGGGACTGCGGATGCTGGCGGGGAAGGGATGCACGATCCGTTGAACGGTCAGCGTCTTGCCACCGCCGTTTACGTGGTCCGCAATGCGGTATCGAGCGCCTGGGATGGGCGACGCCTCCCTATGGCTCTTAGGGGTCATGAGTGGGCCTCGGCTTTAAGGGCGCGCTGCAACCGGCCTTCTCGGTCTCCGTGGAAGCTGTCAGGGCAACGATCGATGATCGCCAGCGCATTCGAGTGCGCCTGCTCCAGCCAGTAACGGGCGATCCCACAAGTGGGGCAGGTGGGTAAGCGAAGCATCTGCGCCGGGTCGATGCGCTCTGTCTCAGCCACCCTCCACGCGGCCTCTGCGTCCCAGCCATGGGGCAAGACTTCCCGGTGCGCCTCAATCCCCTCCAACAGTTCATCCCTCTGGCGCTTGTAGAGGTCGCGCTCGCCGGCTAGTCGGTTGAGTTCGCAGAGCGCACAATCGTTGCCGATCCTGTAGCCCGCGCCGTGACCGCAGGGGAGGCGGGAGCCATCGTCCTGCCAAATCGTTGACTCTGGGCCAGTGCCCGTTCCAACGCCGCGTCTCTCGCTCACTGCTTCTCTCCTGTCTCGAACTGGGCTAGGGCTTCTTTGGCTCGCTCTGTGATCTGCGTCAGCGTCACTGTGCGGCGCTCCGATTCGTCTAAGTCAGCGAGCCATCGGGCGAGAGACTCCAGGGGCTCTACGTCGCGGCCGTCTGGGTCTGCTCCGGTGAGGCGGTAGCACTGGGCTAGTTGGGCTTCGGCTCGCTGTCGCCGCTCCCGTTCTTCACGGACGGCGGCTTCGTGGTCCTCGACGGGCATGACTTCGACGTGTTGTCCTTCGCAGCCCAGAGCGGTGAGACTTCGGCTGTCCTCGGCCATGCGAGCGCAGCTTGGGCAGATCGTCCACCGCCTCTGCACTCCCTTTGTCTCAGGCATCTGCCTCTCCCTCGGTAGGCACTATTCGTTGGGGCGGGCACCATTCACCTGGCTCCCAAGGATGTGCGGGGCCGTAGGGTTTGCAGGCGCACATGTCGACCGGGTCGTCCCGTTGATCCTCCTCGGTAGGTAGGGCGGCGGCGAGATCAAGGACGTTCTGGAGGTTGAGTTGGGCCGCCATTGACTCGGCGGTCCTCTTGGTCGTGCCGATCACTCCTCCATCTACCCGGTCTTCGACCTCCCACAGGTCATCGTTCCCAGGACGGGCTTCATAGCGGGTCGCGACCTCCCGCAACTCCGTCTCCCATCTCTTGCGCTCGGCGGCGATGAGCTTTTCGACGGGTAGCTGTGACTCCGTGCCGTCGAGAACGCCTTCGCTGCCCTTCCGACCGAAGACGTTGACGCCGACGAGCAACCCTGCAAGCTCCCACCGCGACAGGCCGCCGCGCTGCGCAAGCCGTTCGAGGGATTGATCGTGAACATCGCGAGCAACCGCACGCAGCGGCTCGACCAGTTCCCACGGGATCGAAGTGACCTCACCCTTGTCGCGCAGAATCGGAAAGCGCCGTCCCTCCACCGCCTCTTTACTCACCCGCTCAGTCATGGCATAGCTCTTTCACGAGGTCCGCTACCGCTTGAAGCGCGTAATCTGCGGAGAGCCTGGCTTGGTCGAGATTGCGATCTAGCTCAGTACCGACATCGGCCAGAGCGGCCTCGGCGTCGTCGATTAGACGAAGTACTTTCGCTCTTGGCCACCTAGTAGTGCTGCTCACGATCCCTCCTCATGGTCGGGGTCCTTGAAGGCGGCGCGGATGCGCTTTTCAACTTCGCGGCCAAGCCAGCCGCAGGACGGGTGGTCTGCATAAAGAGACTCGCCCTCCTCGTCCTGGAAACCACCGGCCTCCAGTTCCTCGGCGATTGCCTCTCGGAGCGTCAGGAATAGGGGGCCATCCGTATCCAGCAACCGCTCCCGCTCACGTTCTAGCTCTATGGGGACTGCTGCGGTGAGGGCTTTTCTGCTCAGGTCGCGATAGAACGCTTTGGACTCGGGACCGGCTGTCTCCCAGAAACCGAACCCCGGCATCCCATCGAAGATCGCCTGAGCGTGCCGCTCCACTGCCTCCTCACTTGGCTGGTAGTCAGGCATTGCGGTCCTCTCCGGGAGCACGACGAACAGACCGGATTCCGGCGAACTCAATCCTAGGCTCGAATGCTTCACATTCGACCTGACCGTACCTAGCCACGTGCTCCGCTTCGGCAGCACTGTTTGCGAAGACAATCACCCTCTGCGATCCGCGCAGAGCCTCATCGACGTAATACGCCTTAGTCGGCTCAGCCATCGGACAGGCTCCCTTCGCCATTGCAGAGAAAACAGGGGACCTGGATCGAGCAGTCTCCATAGCACTCGCCATCGGACGAGGTGCGCCCGCAACAGTCCTGGTCGTAACCGCTCCCTTCGCACCTCGGGCAGGGCTTCGCCTCATCGCTCGGTTGGTAGCTAGGCATCGTTGTTCTCCCGGCGGTCCGGGAGCTGCCCGACTGTCTCGTTAGGGTCCATAGCTCCCTTTGGTCGGAGGTTTATTCGGTTCAAATAGCTCGGGCCTACAGTCGGGGCAGCCGTGACACCTACACGTCAGGTCTGGGACCGAGCCGAAACATCCCGGCCTGAGCTTGAAGTGAGTTCCCCTGCAACCCGACGCAAGACCTAGGTCGTATGCCATTCGCGACTGCTTGCATACCCCGGTCCTCGCTTCGTCACTCGGGATGTAGTCAGGGGCGGTCATTGGGTCTCCTCGGGTAACGCTCCCATGGTGTGGCGCTTGAAAATCTCCCAGCGCTGCTGTCTTCAAATGCTCAGCTTCCATCCCTCTCTCATTCGGTAGCGGTCTTGAAGTGGTGTAGGGCGGCTCGGACTTGATCTGCGTCCTCTCCGCGAATCGTCAAGGCCGCCTCAAGCTGGTAGTTGCGGTCAGGTTGGGAGGTGTCCACGGGCAGGAACCGCTCTACGATCTTCAGCGCGTCCGCCAGCTCCCCAGCTATAGAGGCGGGGAGGACGGGGACGGGGAGCCAGCCATCGCAATCCGCGTCCTCTGGCGTGTCCCAGCCGCAGCTTGGACACTGGGTGTCGTCAGAGCCTTCCGCTTCGACCCACCCGCAACTTGGGCAGAACCAAATTGGCCGGGCTCCGCTACTCCCATCCGGCCATACTCCTGATGCGTTCACGGGTTCTCTCCTTTGGCTGGGGGGTCGGGCTGTTCGGGCCACTGGCAGCGATGTAGTTCGTCCCAGAAGCGGAGTTCCTCGCCGCAGTTGGGGCAAGTCAGGAGGCTCATCGCCCCACCGCCTTTGAGGAATTGGGGAAGCGCTTTCCTTCGATACGGCGATCAGAGCCGCCGCCGACGTAATCGGGGAACAGCATCCGGTAGCCCTCCGAGGTCAGCCAGCCGTGCTCGTCATCGACGCGGCGGTGCATTGCCTTGTGCTGGAATCTCGCCCCGTTGCCGTGGACGATCTTGCCGCATGAGCAGTAGTGAGGGTGCTTGGCGTGGGCCTTCGCACGAGTGCTAGCCACGCCCCACCACCCCCTCTACTTCATCGGCTGCTGCTGTTAGCTGGGAGGCGAGTTCTCGGGCATCTGCTGGAGAGAGCTTGGAGCCGGGGTAGAGAAACCGAGGTGAACCGCCGAAGGCGTCGCCTGCGTCTTCGGTCCAAGCGAGCTGCACGAGCGAGTCCAATGCGTCTACCTGTAGCTCTTGGCCGTATTCGTCCTCTATGGGCTTAGGCACGGCCCTCTCCTGTCTTGGTCTGGGGTGGCATTAGGCGGCCTGCTCCTTCGTAAATCCGGCCACCAAATCGGCCACAGGGATCACCCACGGCCTACCGCCAGTTAGGGGATGACAGCGAGCAGTCAGGACTACTTCACCTGCCGGCCCGTAGCCGAGCGCTTCGTCAAGCCTGTTCCGAGTGACTTCCCATACCCGCTCGACGCGCATACGCGCTTTAAAGGGGGGCTTGCGTCTCCAGACCGAGCCGACTTCAACGCTCTCATCCATCGCTCAGCTCGGCTTCCTCTAGTCGTCGAATCTCCCAGTGATCCTCAGCATCAGCGGGGAGGGATGCATCGTGGGTCAGAAGCTCCCCGACGTGCGCCTCGCAGGAGTGCAGGACGCACGTGTAGGGGTTGGAATCGGCCTTATCGATGATTTCGTAGTCGGCACCTAGCGCACAGGCAACCTGGCAGCAGTGCAGATCAAGCGGCGACATTGATCTCTCCCTTCTCGGTCGCTTTCAGGTGAGTGAGGAGGTAGGAGCCGATGTGTTCGGTGTAGGCGGGTGGGATGGCCTGCGTGAGCGCCTTCCACGGCATCCAGTCGATGCCCATTGCGGCTTGCCCTTCTTCAAGGGAGCGGGCGCGGCGGACTCGGTATGTGCCGCGCTCTTTGCTCGTCTGCGGGTGGTCGCCGTAGACGGCGATCGGCTTCGGGGCGAGATGGTGGGCGCAGGGAGCGGCGAGCATCGGAAAGCTCGTCTCGAACAGGCGGTGCCGCCAGACGTTGAGCCCGAAGGCTGAGCCGCAGAGCCGTGTCGGGTTGACGAGCGGAGCGCCCGGCACGTTCTCGATGACGTAGGGCAGACCCGTGGCTTGAAGTAGCTCGCGGGTCTCGGGGATCAGATTGACCGCGCCTTTGCCGGCCCCCTTGCCGAAGTGCCGCATCGACGTGAACGCCTGACACGGTGGCGAAGCGTGGATGGCGTCGAAGCGGCCGTCCCACAAGTCGTTCTCCAGGAGGTCTTCGAGCACTTCGAGCGCATCGCGTTCCGTGAAGTCATCACCGCAGTAGTTCGGCTGCGGGTTGATATCCACCCCGACCACGTAGAACCCGGCCTGCTGGTAGCCGCGAGCACTCCCACCGGCACCGGAGAATAGGTCTAACAGGCGCGGCTTCACGCCACCGCTCCCTCTCGTATGGCCGCGTCGATTGCCTCGGCACGTGAGTCAAAGAGGCCGTCCCAGAACTCCCAGCGCGACCAGTCTTCGATGTCAATGACCGGGTTGGTCTCGATAGACCCCTCCCATTGCCAGATGCCCCAAACCTCGCGGTCCTTCGGCCAGTCGAGTCCGCTGGACGGCCCCTCGGTGTAGCGGCAGATGCGCCAGAGAATCCGGCGGTCGTTGGAGGGCAGCAGGTAGTCGCCGGCGGCGATCCTCTGGAGCGAATATTTGCGTTCTTCGCTCACGCCACCGCTCCCTTAGAGGAGGGGTGGGGCATTTCTGCGGTTCCGAGGGACTGGTCGCCCCAGTAATCCCAGCCGAACCTTGCGCGGCGGGCGAATAGCTCTAGGTAGGGGCCGGGGCTGACTTGCTCTACTGTGTCGAGGAAAGCGTCGGGCTTGACGCTATGGGCAGTCCGGGTCCAGTTGAACCAAACGGTGTCGATGCGTTTGAGGTGTTTGAGCGAACCTCGGCGGCCAAAAAGGATGAACTCTGCGCTCTGGGAGAAGGTCCCGCCGGGGCCAATGCCGCGTGGGGTCTTAGCCCATACGAGAAGCTGCGAGAAGCGGAAGCCCCACGCCTCCGCCACTGCGAAACTATCTCGCAGGTAGCGATTCGTCGTCCAGAGGAAGAGGTGGGCGTCGGCCTCTGCCATCTTGGATACTGGAAGGGCAGCGATCTCTTTGACCGTCATTGACCCGTAGGGCAAACTCCGGCGAGCACGGGGATCGAGGCCGCGAGGGTCGGCCGTCGATGCAAACGCCGCTTTCGGAGATGTACTCACGGCAGGCCACCCTTCGTCATAGCTCCATGGCGGGTCCGCCACAATCGTTCGGTAGCGCTTCTCAGACACCCGCCACCTCCTGCTCTGGGGGGTCCGAAACGAAGCGCTGGAAGATCGTCTGTGCGGGGGAGGCGGCTTCGTGTCGCGCCGCATCCCGTTCAGCGGTTGAGCGGCGTTTACGATCCGGGCCGCACCAGCCGCAGAGGCAGGTAGCGACGATGATCCCGCTGTAGTCGGAAGTGGAGGTCCGGTGGAAGTTCGCCGGACGGGCAATCAGGGTCCCGTTGGGGGACGCCGCGACCAAAGTGTCGATCGCGCCCCTCACACCACCACCGCCGACCGTTTCGGAGACTCCTCTACCGGCGCCCATTTCTGCCCGGTTACCTGATCCATCAACTCCCGCAACGGAACCCCGTGGACCGCTACCGCGTGAACGCTCTCTGCGTGATAGTGGCGGGTGACGAGGTAGGGCAGGAGGTCGAAGGAACCGCAGGGGTCGTCGTAGAGCCGGTGGCAGTTCGCGCAGAGCGGCACGACTCCCTCGGGGCACTCGCAGGGCTGGAGGCGACGGGGGTAGACGTGGGCGGCGTGGATCTGCGCCTCGAAGCGGTCCTTGCCGCAGACGACGCAGACCAGATGCTCGACCCGCTTGCGCTGGTCTGGATGGACCGCAAAGCCTCGGCCCTGTTTCAGCGTCGAGCCCTGCTTGCGTACCTGCCCCTCTCGCTTCTCGCTCACCCGGCGCATTGGTTTGCGGCCATTGGCTCCCGGGGATTTCGTGTACTTGAAGACCTCCCCGTGCTTGCAGACCTGGGGGATGTGGGCCTTGGAGGAACCGATGTCCTTCTGGCAACAGCCGCTTGTGGTGCGGTGGATCACTACCGACCCGCCTCCACAAGCTCGAACCCCTCAAGCACCGGCTGGGCCAGGTAGGACTCCAGCCGCTTAATCGCATCGGATGCGTCACAGGACCAGTAGACGCGGGGTGGCTCCATCCCAGCCTGTCGGGCCAGGGTGTTGAGCCGGTGACGCTGATTGGGCGTTGCGGGCCGGCGGCGTTGCCGAGCCCGCTCTGCCTTCCTGAACGCTTCTGATCTCACGCGGGGACCGCCTCGCGGACCGGCAGGTTCTCCAACTCGGCAATGAGGCGATTAGCCTCACGCTCATAGGCGGCGGACTTGGCGGACCAGGCGGCGGACTCGGCGGCGGACTCGGCGGACTCGGCGGACTCGGCGGCGGACTCGGCGGACCAGGCGGCGGACTCGGCGGCGGACTCGGCGGACTCGGCGGACTCGGCGGCGGACTTGGCGGACCAGGCGGCGGACTTGGCGGACTCGGCGGACTCGGCGGACCAGGCGGCGGACTCGGCGGCGGACTCGGCGGCGGACCAGGCGGCGGACAGCTCCTCCTCCTTGCCGCTCTCCAGCGCCGCAATCGTCTGCTCGATCGACGCGACGACCTGTGCCCTGACCGACTCGGGCCATTGACCGCTCAGCGGTAGGCATTCCTCCTTGAGCCGGCGGATAGCGAGGCGGTCTGCCAAGCCATCGAAGTCGGCACCTACCGGGATCGCGCTCAAGAACCGCTCCGGCCAAAGCAGCGCCTTCTCCTCGGGGAGGCCGACGAACACCCTCTCCTCCAGGTAGGCCATCCAGGTGGGGATGCCGAAGAGATCGGGATATTCGCTGTGGCCGCCGCTGGGGTTCTTGGTCAGGCAGCCGACCGCACAAGCCTTCTTACTGCCCTTTTCGAAGTAGAGATCCTTGACCAGGAGGCTTTGCTCTCGATGCCAGCGAGCCTCGGCAACGGTCTTCTCCTTCAGGTCTTCGTCGCCGTGGTAGGCGCGCAGGGGTTTCTCTGTGGTTGCTGCGCTCAT